ACGAAGTGGAAACGGCCGACGCCACGCCCAAGCGGAGACGCAGGAAATGATGTACCGCAGCCTTGCTAGAGCGACTGCCCCCGTGGTCGAGCCTGTGACGCTTGCCGAAGCGAAGGCCCACTGCCGGATCGACACGGCCACCGACGATGCCTACGTGTCGTCGCTCATCACGGCAGCCCGTGAGTGGTGCGAGCAGTACCTAGATCGCACGCTGGTGCACACCCAGTGGGTCATGCGGTTCGACAAGTTCCCGCCTGACGGCACCATGGACATCGAACTACCACGCCCGCCGATGGCAGCGGCTGGCACAGCCACAGCGGTGGCCCTGACGTTCACCTATGAGAATGGCACGACGGCCACCTACGGCACGGGCAGCTACCGGGTGGATCGCAATGCCACGCCGGGCAGCGTGAAGACGCTGTACGGGCAGACGTGGCCGCCGCACCTACAAGACGACAATGCGATCAGCGTGACTTGGTGGGGCGGCTACGGGGCCAGCGGCAGCGATGTGCCTGCGGCGATCCGGCACGCCATGCTGATGCTCGTGGCCTACTGGTACGACAACCGCTCCACGGTGCTCGTTGGCAGCATTAGCAAGCAGTTGGAATTTGCCGTGGAATCGCTCCTAGACTCGCAGCGGTGGGGTTCCTACCGATGATTGACGCAGGAAAGCTTCGCGAGCGGGTCACGATACAGGCCGCCAGCGGTGCCACCAACAACCTTGGCGAAACAGTGATGACGTGGAGCAACTCCACGACCGTGTGGGCCAGCGTTGAAGGCGTGAGCGCACGCGAAGCATTACTGGCCGGGCAGCAGGAAGTCAGCCTGACGCATAAGGTGCGGCTGCGATACCTAGACGGCCTGACGCAACAAATGCGGTTCCTGTGGCGTGGCCGCACGCTGGAGATCATCAGCCTGCTTGAGCACGACAACCGAAGCGTTCACGAGGCGATCTGTACGGAGAGTCGCTGATGGCTGGCATTCAGGTGCAAGTTTCGTTTGACGACATCGGCCCGGCGCTCGGCATGCTGCGGGCGTTGCCGGAAAATGTTGCCAGCAAGATGCTGCGGGCTGCGCTACAGAAAGCCATTGAGCCAGCCTTTGCCGCTCTTGGCAACGTCACGCCAGTGGGGCCAACTGGCAACCTCTACCGGGCTCGGAATAAAAAGGTCGTTATTTACCAGAACGACCGCGTTGGTGTCGGCGTTGTTGGCTATACCCAATCGGGTCAGGGATCGACTCGGAGCGCGGGCGGCGGAAAAGTGCGAGCCGGTCCTGATCGTGCCTATCACCAGTGGTGGATTGAGAACGGAACGAAGTCGCGCAAGATTTCCGTGCTTGCAAACAAGCCTTACCAGCGGCGCAGCAAGAACGGCCTGGTGCATTGGGTGAGCGGGCAGAATGGCTACATCGCCAGTTCATTCAACGGGCTCGGGCCGTTCAAGATTCGCAAGCAAGGTAATTCATTCACGACACGACCGGGCTATCCGAAGGCGTTCTTTATGAAACGCAGTGAGCCGTTTGAGATTCCCGCCACACCCAAGGGCGGCGTGGCCGGGCAGCCCCCGGTGCAAACGGCGTGGAATCGTTCGCAGTCGCAGGTGGCAAGCGTCCTCCGGCAGCAGCTGTCGATCTCGCTGGAACGGGCCTTGGATGCAATAACGACTTTCTCGGGCAAGACGGTATCGGGCTAGCACTGCAAGAGGCGGCGGCTAGGCGGCCATGATGGTGGCATGCCGCTCAAGAGCCCCGAACAAGTTGCCCGCGTTGCCTTAGTGACCAGTACGGCGGTTGCTTCGCTGGTTGGTTCGCGGATCTACCCGGTGCTTGCCCCGAACACGGCCGCGCTCCCGTTTGCCGTCTACCGCCGCAGTTCCATTCAGCGGCAGCAGACCCTGGCCGGGCCTCTTGGCCTGCCGACCGTGAACATGGAAGTGCAGATTTATTCGGCAACCTACGAGGGTGCGAGAGACGTTGCGGATACTTTCCGTTCGGTTCTGGATGGGTACGGCGGAACCTTGAACAATGTGGAAGTACAGAACGCATCGCTTGAGCAGGAAGCGGACGACTTCGTGCAACTCGCAGGGGCAGACCTGCCGCCTGTGTACAGCGTCACACAGACTTATGCACTGACCTGGGTGGAGAACTGATATGGCAAGCCTTTCGAGTGGTTCTGTGACAATTGGCGGTTCAACCGTCTCTGCGTACTCCGTGCAGTTCTCGGGCTCGGGTGGTGGCGGTGCCGATGACACCATCGACGTGACCACGCTGACCGATACGAACATCGTCACGATGGAACGCCCGCTGAAGGCTGCTGGTGCTGCCGGTGCAAAGTATTCAGTGACCGTTGAATATTTCGGTACGAAACTCGCAACATCTGCAAGTTCGTCAGTGTCACTCGCTGGAATACTTAGCGCATCGGGTTGCACTATCTCTTCGTCCTCGACAACCTACGCCGTCAATGATGCGATCCGTGGCTCCGTAACAATCCTCGTTCCGTAAGGTGCACTAATGGCAAGTAGCTCGCAGGGCAACAGAGGATCGTTTACGGTGTGCGGCGTGGCGCTCACCGAGATCACCCGCTTCGTAGAAACCGGCAACAACATTGCCGCCAGCGACAACACGATTGATGTGAGCCATCTGGGTGTCAGTGGAACTAGCACCATCACGATTGCCGCGCTGCCTGATCCAAGCGCCACGGGTGGTGCAGCGACCGAGTACCAGATCGACTACATTGGCACGTCATTGTTCTTCTCAGGCCAGACCGCAGCCGGGCAAACCGTCACGGCTGCATCGCTCACGCTGTCTGTTAACGACGTGCCTAGAGGATCTGTCACCGTTTCGATTGGGTGACACATGGCCGCTTCATCGCAAGGCTTTTCTGTGAGCTTTAACGGCTCGCAGTTCACCGAGGTTTATTCCGTCACCTACCAGAAGGGCGGCGGCTTGCCGACCAGCCGAGACGGGACGTGGAGCGACAACCTCGGCAGTTTTTCCGTTGAGGCGTATGCCGCGATCGGTGCCACTTACGGCCAGCGCGGAACGTACAGCGTCGGCGGCTTGACAGGGTTTGCAGTATGTACGGGAGTCGGCGGCAGCGTTCAGGCGAACGACGCACGCCGGTATTCTGCAACCTTTCAAATTGTGAGTTAACTAATGACGCTGACGAAACAGCAGATTCTTGAAGCCGACGATCTTGCCCTGCTCGAAGTGCCTGTGAAGTCTTGGGGCGGCAGCATCTACATCCGCGTGATGAGCGTTGCCGAGCGTGACGTGTACGAAAACGAGTGGGTGCGAAACCGTAAGAACGGCATCGAAGGCGTGGACAATTTCCGCACGAAGTTTCTCCAGAAAGTCTTGTGCGACCAGAAGGGCGAACTCCTTTTCACGACTCCTGAAGACATCACGGCGCTTGGTAAAAAGAGCGCCAAGGTGATGACAAAGCTTTGGGAAAAAGCGATGGAGCACAATGCTCTTACGGAAGAGGATGTGCAAGAACTGGGAAAAGCCTAAACGCTAGGCCGACGCGCCGGTTCATGTTCCGCCTAGCGGCCCACCTCGGCATGACTGTCCGCGAACTCGGGGAGCGAATGGACTCCCGCGAGTTTGCGGAATGGGTGGCGATGCACAGATTTTTCGATCCGCTTCCAGATCCGTGGAGACAGACGGGTCTGCTAGCCAGTGCTGCCCTTGCGCCATACTGTCCGAAAGGCCGCACGCCCAAGGCCGAAGACTTCGTGCCGATTGAGCGCCCGCCGCAGCACGAAAACCAGATCATCGACGCCATTGAGCAGGCGAAGGCCCGCATGGCGAAGAAAGGTTCAGCGTAATGGCTAACGTCCTCGGCTTGGCAATGAAGATCACGGCAGATGCCAGTGGTCTACAGAAGAGCCTGACGCCCGTTGACCGTGCGCTCCAGAAGCTAGGCGAGCAGGCGAGTGCGTCGGCTGCCCTGTTCGATAAGTTCCTTGGCAGCACAACCGGAGCGGCTGCGGTTCAGCGGCAGTTTGCTACAGACATCGCTTTCCTAACGAGCGAAATGCGGCGCGGGCTGCGGAGCCCTCAAGAGTTTGCCGCTGAGTTTGAGAGACTCCAAGAGGCGGCTAGCGCAACTGCGTCGGCGTTTGCAGAGGCCACAGCAATTTCCGAAAGGTTTGCCACAGCGCAGGAGTCGCAAGCCACTCGGCTGGAGCGGCTCACCCAGCTCTACGATCTTGGTGCGTTGAAGCTCGACGCCTACAACCGTGCATCCTCTGACGCAATCGGCATCAACGCGCAGGTTGCGAAGGCAGAGCAAGAGCGGGCTGCGCTCTCGGCGAGGGCGGCACAACTGCAAGAGCAGGCCCGCACGCCGATGCAGCGATACGACGCCGAGGTGCAGGAACTGTTTGCGCACCTGAACACGTTCAACCTGAATCAGCAGCAGTTCAACACGTTGGTGGAGCAGGCCACGCAGCGATTCGTGCGCGCCGAGTCGGCGGCCAAGGGGTATGACGTTGCCGTGGAGCAGGCTGGGAAGAATGGCAACCTGGCCTTTAACGAATTGGCGGGCACGCTCGCCATCCTGCCGGGGCCAATTGGCAACGTCGCTGGGCGGCTCTCTGGCATCTCCAGTGCTGCCGAGGGGCTCAATCGCATCTTCTCTAATGGTGGCGGCATTGGTCAGTTTGGGGTGGCCATTGCGGGGCTAGTGAATCCCACGACGCTGGCGCTCGGCGGCCTGGCTGCGTTTGGGGCCGGGGCTGTGGCGGCTGGGCGCGGGCTTGTTCAACTCGAAGGCGAGGTGGAGCGGCTTGGCAACCTTGCGGACAAGTTGGGTGCATCGTTTGATTTCATTCAAGTGCTTGAAGACGCAGCCGGTCGATCTGGCGGCAGCGTCGATCAGTTGAGCGCCGGTTTCACGCGGTTCCTCAAAACCGTCAGCGATGCTCGTGCCGGTAGCGAAAGCGCAGCTGCCGCGTTCGGGCGGCTTGGCATCGGTATCGACGCCGTGCGTGGCACCGCACCCGAGCAGTTGTTTCGCTCTGCTGCCGAGGCAATCACCCAGATTCAAGATCCTGCGGCGCGGACGGCTGCGGCCATGGCATTGTTCGGCAAGTCTGGTGCGGACCTTGTTCCGACTCTCCAGAAGATTGGCGTGTCGGCGGCCGACATCGAGCGGCTCGGTGGCGGCCTTGGTGCTTCCCAGCGGCGCGACGTTGATGCGTTCGGCGATTCGCTCGACCGGCTCGGCACGGCAGCACAGGGATTCGGTCGGCAAGTGTCGGCGTCATTCGCACAGGCTGGCGCTGCGATTGCAGACTCTTCTGCCGAGGCTATTGGCTCAATCAACAAATTGATCCAAGAACAGAACCGCCTAGCGGAAGAGTCAAACAAGTGGCGAGCAGAACGCGGGATTGTGACGTTCTTCGAGCGGCTCGGGCTTGCCGTCAATCCAGCCGTTAAGGAACTTGAGGACGCAAGGAAGGCCGCCGAGGCTCTTGCCAATGTTAAGGCTCCGGTGCTCATTCAGAACGACGAGTTCCAGGCTGCGGTCAAACTGCAAAAGACGTTTGAGGATCTCAAGGCTGCCTCTGAAGACTTCGGAGCAAACCAAGAGTTTGTCGCCCAGGCGGCCGGTCGTGCCGTCGATGCTTTCAGCAAGGAAGCAGAAGCGGCGGGAATGTCTGCCGACAACATCAAGGCTTTTGCGGATGGTGCAAACGCCGACTTCGGGCGATTCGTTGAAGGGCTCAAGAAGGTTTCCGACGAATCCAAGCGGGCGGCGGAAGAAAGAAACAGGGCGATAGAGCAAGTCATTCGGGCCGACCAGCAGCGGGCCGATGCGTTCATCCAGAACAACGGCTTGAGCGACGAGGCAGACGCCGCAAAGAACCTGCTGGCGATCACCCGGCAGATTGACGAAGCCGAGACAGCGATTGTGCAGGCCCGCGCCAGTGGTGACGCGGCAGCAGAGAAGGCAGCACTGCGGCGGCTCCAGATCCTCGACCAGGCCCAGGCTGCGGCACAGGACACGTTCGACTTTGGCTTCAACGCCAACGACATCCAGCAAGCCGTCAAAGGCGCACAGGCAGAGCTGGATGCCGTCATCGCCAAGGTAGGCCAGTTTGGAGACGCTGGCCGTAAGGCGGCGCAGGATCTTCAGGGCGGGCTGGCTGATGCTGGTGTGAACATCGACGTTGGCGACATCGGCGACCGCTTTGGGCAGGCGGGAGTGCAGGCGGGCATTGAGTTTCAGAAGGGTCTAGCCAAGGCCCAGCAGCAGTTTGAAGGCGGCGTGATCGTTGACCCCAAGGGATTCGATGCCGCCATCCAGAAGCAGCGGCAGTTGTTTGAGGACCGCATCAAGCAACTCGAAGACATCCGCAACCTAGAACTGCAAATCATCGAAGAGCGGGCCAGCGTCGAGGAAGACCGGCTGGCAGCGTTACGGCGTGCCTCGCAGCAGCCGCTTCAGATCAGCGACATCCGCACACAGGAAGGTGCTTCGGAACTCGTGCGATTGGCCACCGGCCGCGAAGACCCAGCGATTGCTGAATACCGCAAACAACTTGACCAGTTGAAGAAACTAGAAAACAGGTTAGAGCGTCTTGGCGCTGTCCCTGTTGAGATCATGGGTGGCTAATGGCAGTAATTTCACAGCGTGAACTAGGCCGGTCTTTTTCGCACCGTTTCGGCGAAGGCCCAACGGCACAGATTCGCGTTGCCTATTCGCTCGACGGCGCAACGCCAAATCAGACGATCCTGAATACGGGCGGCTACCTGTTTGGCGTAGTGCATCCAGAGTACACGTATCTCCTGTGCAATGAAGCACAGGTCACGGAGTCTAGCGCATACAGCGCAGAGGCAACGTATTCTTTTGCGGCCCCCGACACCGGCACAGGCGGCTTTGAGCCAAGCCCGCTTGCGCGAGATGACATCTGGTCGTTCTCAACGAGCGGCGTGGCCGTGCCGACGTTCCGCTACTACAACGGCACCGGCAACAACGACATCAAGCCGCTTATCAACTCGGCTGGCGACATCATCGAAGGTGCCCAGACGATCGAAGGCGAACTAAAACTGTCGATCTCCGGGAACCGCGCTACGTTCCCAATCGCCAACGCTGTGGCCGTGACGGGGGCGCTGAACTCCGATTCATTCCTTGGCGCTGCCGCGTATCAGTGGATGTGCCACGGTATCAGCGGTCAGCCTGCCATAGAAGTGGTTGGCGGCGTTGAGATTTTATACTGGCAGGTCGTTGCGGAACTCTCGTACAAGGCCAGCGGATACCAGCTGTATCTGCCGAACGTGGGCCTGCATTACATCAGCGGCGCGGGCGCGAGCAAGAAAAAGGAACGCTGCTACGTGTTTGAGGGTGACGACAAGATCCCGTCTGCGTCTGTGATGTCGCTGAACGACGATGGCAGCATCCGGTTCAACACAGACTTCACCGGCAGCGGTGCGCCAACGCTCCTTGCACGCCGCTTCAATCCTGCCGTCGCGTTCGCTGGTTACTTCGGCACGCCGCCTTTCTAGGGTGACTCATGTACGGCGCACGCGGATCAAAGAAACCAGACGGCAAATCAGCACGCACTGAGCGGGTGACGTTTACGCGACCCGCTGCGGAACGGATTGCCAAGGTAGTGCGGCACGTTGAAGGTGGCGACCGGGACCAGGCTGGCATCACGTATGGGTCGGCACCTTCATCACAGCAGAAGACCTTCCGCGTCTGCACCTTCACCGGGGCGTGGTCTATTGGCGACACACGCAGCGTCACGTTCAAGAATCAGACGACGACGCCGAACACGGTGAGTGCCAGCAATCTTTTCTGGCCGATCCCTGAAGGCCCACAGCGTGACTGTGCAATCGCCAAGGAAGGCACGGCGTGGTATCTGCTGGTGCCGCAACTCTACGCTGCCAATGCGGCGACGGCGGCCACGCTCACTACCGCTTCGCTTGAGTTCAAGACGCTGCCCGTGGTGGCGCTGGCAACTTCTAGTACGGCTGTGTTCTCTATGTCTGTTACCACCTGCTCCACGGCGGCTTCATAATGGCACTTGTAGTGGACGGCGGCGGCCTGGTGAACAAAGGCGGTGCGCTCGGCACGGGTCAGGCGTGTTGCTGCGGCGGCGGCTGCGACTGCTCTGCCGCTGGTTTTGCGCCTGCCGTAGCATCAGATGCAGAACGCGGGCTTGTGTATCTTG